AGCAGCAGTGGTGGGTCTACCAATTTGTGTACCGCCCGGATGTCAGTCTTACTCATTTCATTGAGCATCTTGATATCGGGCAGCACTGTCATCGCAGGTGAACGACCGTACGTCTCTCTGGCGGCGGTGACGTAACGACTGATAGAATACGGAAACGAACGATACCCTCCCTCAGATAAGATTTGTCTACCTTCAACTGAAAGGTAGTAACTCGCCCATGGCATTCCCAACCCATCGCTTCGTTGCGGATCATAATCAGCCCTCGGTTTCACGCAATGGATGAACTCGAACTCTTCCTGGTGGGGGTTCTTAGATTTCGTTATCCGATCAGGAAGCTTACCTTCCCAACGGGGGTTGGACATCGCCGCATGTGCCGTTATTGGAAACTTACGGTAGTAGGTATCCACAATACCTTGATGGTTCTCTGCCAAAAACGACTCGGCTAGGTGGATCGATCGATATCGGATCCCACCCTGCGGCAACTCATCGATAAACATCGTACCAGTGCCAAAGGCCCCGAGCTGCATATAATCTTCATGCTTCTGACTCGAGAAATTAGACCTCGTTTGGTATCTGTGATTAAACAGGATCCGATTAACTTCTTCCAACCACAGCTGTGCATCACGATCATTTTGCACCAGTGGATTCGTCGCTTTGAGCTGATGCCAAGTCTGAGCACGAGGGGTCAGCATACTCTCCATCGCTGCCGCGAATCGCTCCAAAGCCAGACATGCCGTTGCATCAAAAATCTTCTCGGTACGCTTTGTACCCTGTGCCTCTTTCTGATTGAACGTGCTGGACCGTGGGAGCACACGCTCAGAGATCTCCTGCCAGTGTTGCTCCCAGTGTCCGCGTTTAGCTTTAAGCGAATCGTATTGTTTTATTATCTGTTCTGCATCCATGGGACTATCCTAAAGTCGTTCTACGAGCAAGAATGTTCGATGACCGGGATGACCCCATCCGAGCTGCCGTATCAGCCGCAGATTGTCTTGCGCTCCTGCGCCGACCTACCTCCAACTCTTCCTGCCGAGCCATCTCTTTTTTAGCATCTCGCGCAGCTTCCCTTTGCTTTCTAGCCCCGTGCGCTGCGGACCCTGCACCAATAAGCGCAGAACCGATAATTGCTGCTGGAATACCCATGTCACACCTCCCAGTAATAACCCAACTCATCTTGTAAGAAACCCTGACGAGTTGCTAAATCGTTCACGTATTCATCTGAGGTTATCACATATACTCGAGTCGCACCTAGAAACTCCCAGCTGTAGCGGATCTTCTGCAGGTTAGATCGTGTAAGCCATCTACCGCGATGATCCGGGTTCGCCCCCATATGCATGAGAATATGTGTGTCCGTTATCCACTCATACCAAACATAAGCAATACCATCAACATCCAGCATGACTGTGTTTGGGAACTGATCTCCCGGTGTCGGATAATCCCACGCCAGTAACATCTCCCAAGCGTAGTCTTTCTCAGTGTCTAATAACATCCGAGTAGTCATAAATATTATACTCACTGACAGCTTGTCGGCGGGGGAAGCTGGTCCGTTGGTAATGTGTCGTGTCTCGTCTGGCAACCTGTGTAGCGAAAGTTAGCGCCAGGGAATCTGCCATATCTGGTGAAGGCAACCCGCGCTTTTTCATATCTGACTTCTTTTCCAGCATCAGACGATCATTGGCCACGAACCCATACTCTCTGCCAACAAGCTCCTGCTCGAGTTCTTCTTCATCGGGGATCGAGGCGGTTGGGAGCCAGGCACGCATCCTGTCCCACATTTCAGTGGCTTTGTTTGAGTATTTGTTTTTGTCCTGGGGGGACCCGCCGAAGTTAACTTCGTTAACGTTATATCGCAGCTGCTTGAGCTTATCAATAACACCACCGCCAACGCCGCCACCGTCCACGTTAATAATCTCACAACCATATCCATTTCGATTAAGCCACTCCACATGTTCAGCAACTTTATTCGCCAGGTTTATTGTGTCTTGATGCAAGAACTTCTTAGGCTTTATGGTTTGAGCGTCTCGTCCGATACGAGTGGTAATGACTGACTGATCATCCCCGAATCTGGCAACGTCCACGCCGACAATGACGGGTGCGCCAGCGTCTTCAATCGGTGTGCGTCTACGGGCAGCACGCACAATGTCCACTGGCATGAACTGTGTGGTCGCAGCCGTTGGAGGTAGTCCACGAACCCTAACGCGAACGAAATCTGAGTCTTCCCCATAGTCATCCACCCACTCTTGTATACGAGCTTTGTTAGTGATTTTGACAGAGCGTGAATCTATTGAACTGGATTGCCAGCGGTGACGCTGGGATCCGAACACTGACTGATAAAAACGGCCCGTGTTCTGTGTCGGGTTTCCAAACGCCAACCACATCGGCTCTCCATCCGTAGTACCACCCTCAGCAACTTCCCAGATCTTATCCGGTACAGCAGAGGCCTCATCGAATATATAAAAAGGTGTAGAGTTTGCAGCGTGAAGACCTGCAAAAGATTCAGAGTTTTCCTCTCTACAAGTCTGCGCATCACATCGCCAGGTCTGTGGATGCTTCTTTGACTGCAGTGACATGTTTCCACGGGACGCGAAGAAATCGAACCAGTGTGCTGTAATGCAACGCTTATGCCATTTGCCCAGCTCGGCCCAAGTCTTGGTTTTGAGCTGTTCGGCTGTGTTCGCTGTGATGACCCCCTTGGCATGCGGACGGGTAGACATGATGAACAGTATGGACCACGCCACGAGAGCTGACTTTCCGATACCATGTCCGCTGGCTCTTGCCAGACGGATTGGTGGAACTGCTATGGCCCCATCAAACTTTCTTGATCGGATCTCTTCGCCCCAGGTATTGAGGAAATCTACCTGCCACTGATCGGGGCCTCCGAACGGTGCCAGGTCGGGTTCATGCCAGGGGAAACTGAATAGCACAAACTTATAAGGGTCATCGTAAAACTGGGCGATTTCGCCGGCTAAGATGTTGTCCTGTTCAGGGGTCATTTAGACATCTACCACCAACAGTTCGAAATCAATATCAACCTCCGCAGTGCCTGTGTTTACTTTGGCCAGGAAACCAATATCACAAGGTCCATCAAAAGGCCCTACGATTCCCCGAGGGATATACTCACTTCCACCACCGCCAGATGTTATCTCAAACACTTCCCGCATTGCAGTGTAAGGTGCGGCGGTTTGCAATATATCCTCGCGTTGAAAACACACTACGTTCGTGGTCTTAGTTGAATCGGCAAACACAAACGCAGACATAAGGAAACACTTTTTACCTGTCGGAACAGAATACGCCGCTATCTCAGTTTGCCCCAAAGGGAAACCTGTAGCATCAATAGTCGCCCAGTCTGTTCCACCAGCAGAGTTTTCGATCGTAATAGAAGCGGCATGCGACCCAGCGGAAGCTGTAGCGTACGTGCCAGAAGCAGAAACGTAAGCTCGATATAAACGGATAAATGAATTTGTTGTTGCGCTGGATGCCGAGATGCCGTTGGTCGCAATCGCTTCGGTGATCTCATTCCCATTAGCGTCCAGGCCAATAAGGGTAACTTCGCGTGCGCCCGTGCCAGCGGCATCATCGTTGGCGTCGCCACCTGCTTTGATTCTTAACTGAGTAGCGGATCCGACTTGCGGGGTGGGGTATATGCCACCAAATGCTACCGGAACGAAACTAGTGCCTACGGCGGTGTTCCTGCCAAACTTATGTACTATGTCAGCGTTATCACCATATTGCTCATCCGCTACTTTTGTTAGCCACGAGGCTCCGTATGTTGAACTCATTTACTTTTCTCCAATCGGGATATTTCCCTTGTTAGATACCACCGGGCCTGACGGTGAGAGAGGTGTAATGTGGAGGGTGATCGATTGTCGGCTGTCCGCTTTCAAAGGTCATGGTTGTCCTATTTTTCGGTTGCGCATTTCTAGCCCTATAGGGACCCGTAACGATTTGGCCGAGCTTGGGGGTCCCCGGGGGCCTTCTTTCAATCGCACACGAATCGATTCTCATGTGATCCGTTTAGCCGTCTATACGTCTAAATGGCCACGCCTAACAGCCTATGACCGCATAGTTCTACAATTGACAGTATTCTCGTAATGTCAATTACTCACTCTTAGTGTTCACAGATTGATCAATAGTAACAGGCAGTGTATCAGGATCCTGATTCTCTAATGCTTGATGTGTATCAGCTATAAGCTCGTGAGTATCAGCGATACGCGCACGAGTATCAGCTATACGTGCACGACCTTCGATCAAAACTTGTTCAAATGCGTGATTAACGTTTACATTTGCATCAATTTGCTGCTTAGGTTTACCGTCGAGACGTTCAATTACTAGAGCTGCAGCTGCCGTGCTGCCGGCTATAGCCTTTTCAATCTGCCCTTCCCACAATTCAACTAGTTTTATAAAAGCACCACACTTAGTTAATCCGCCACGCTTAAGCGCGGTTCGCAAAGCTTTTTCAGCGTTCAAATGACGCTTTTTATACTCTTCATTTCCGGGTTGAAATCGCCCCACGATAAACA